CCTACTAGATACCAACCTTAACCCTAAGGCGATTGGTACGTGGCAGTATACCTTCACCGCGCCTTACTCTGGAACATATGTTGATCACCACATGGATTGGGGCGGAGCAGAATCAACATTCCTTACGGTTGCAGTTTCCTATAACGGATCTGGTTTCACTACCGCGAACAAGAGTGACATTATCCCTAACTTTCCACAGACAGGAACACTTGGCGGAGCACAGGTGCTCGGCCCATTTATAGTTAAGGTTACCCTTACCACAGACGATGACCACGTAGGATTCTTAGATTACATCAACTTCAAAATATTCAGCAATGTTGACATTAAGGCTCTTAACTCTGACAAGATGTGCCTAACCACAACATATAACTGGGTTTCAAATCAGGAAAATGATAGAGTATATGAGGGGCTGGACAGACCGAACATGAAGATTACCGGAACACAGCGTTTCGAATTTGAGTCTGCCACCTATAACACTGTTGAGTTAGTATGTCGAGTACGCTCGGGAACAGGAGAAATCCTCTGTGTCCGAGACAACGCGGGCGGAACAGAGTATGCGATTACCATTACCGGTACAACCCTGTCCTGGGTAGGATTCACAAACGTTTATCTTAATGGTGCAACATTCACATCGGGTGGAACTATCAACCTTGCCCAAAACCTACATCTTGTGGCGACGGTTGCTGCTGGTGTGACAACCAAGTTTAGCCTAGCACAACACTATACCGGAGTTGGTACTTCGCCGGTTATGGACGTAATGGGAGTGGCTGCGTACTCATCAGTTCTCTCTGCCGCCCAAGTGACAGAGCACTATGCTGCAAGTCGAGGACTTATTGTCGGGTCGCATACTAGCGTCGATTCTCTGAGCATTACGGACGCAATTACGCCAACTTTGTACTCTTACAAGTGGGAATTGGTTCCCAAGACGACATAATTTGGCTTTATGGAGCCAAAAATGGTAAAGTGATGGTTATGAGCGAGAGTAAACTTAGCGTAGTTAGCGAAACCAATATTGGTCTATATGTATGGGAACTTCCCGAGGGCCGCTACCTTTCTGACAATGAAGGCAACCTTTTGAACATTCCATCACGTCGCGGGGATATTGCCAGGATTGCCAAACTGTGCGCAGTAGCCAAGCACTATGGATTCCCCGATGGTAACGCTGTTTTCATCGAAGGTGTTCGCCGCGTTAGCGATGACGAGCACGCAGAACAAGTACGCAGAATGGCTGCTGGTGAAACACCAGACGAATATGACATAGGAGCATTACGTGACGACCTCAGAAGTCGAAAGTACCGAGACTGATCTTCCCCAGATTATCCACGTAAGTATGGGTGATCTAACTAAGGGTGTATCAGATTCAGGGGACACATTCGCGGCAAACGCCAGCGAACTAAAGACACTTGACGGACTTGACGTTAATACCAAGCGCCGTCTTACACGCATGGAAAAAGCCTACACCGGGCAGGGTGACTCAAAGTCTAATGCTGTGGAGACAGGCTACTTTTCCGCATATGATGCCTTCAATGTGGTACATCCTCCATATAACCTAGATTATCTTGCCACGATCTATACGATCAACTCAGCAAACTATGCTGCCTGCAACGCTAAAACATCTAACATCGTCGGTCTTGGATACACTTGGGCTGAGACAGGTGCGACTCTTGACAAGATTGAAAGTGCAAAGACGGCAGACGATATCACCAAACTTCGTAAAAAATTGAACCGTATGAAGATTCAACTAGACGATATACTAGATGCTCTTAATGCTGAGGACACTTTCATCGAAGTTCTTCAAAAGGTGTGGGTTGACTACGAGTCAACTGGTAATGGATATATTGAGGTTGGTCGTAAAGCCGATGGAACTATTGGATATGTTGGACACGTAAACTCAACAACTATGCGTATCCGTCGCGCCCGCGATGGATATGTTCAGATCGTCGGAAAGGCTATTACATTCTTCCGCAACTTTGGAGATAAAAAGACCAAAGACCCACTTGGTACTCAGACTTCTCGCCAACTAAACGAGATTATTCATATTAAGAAGTACAACCCAACCAACACATTCTACGGTGTGCCAGACGTTGTGTCTGCTGCTTCTGCCGTGGCCGGTGACGAATTTGCTTCACGATTTAACCTTGACTACTTTGAGCACAAGGCCGTTCCTCGTTACGTTATTACCATTAAGGGCGCGGAACTAGGAGTAGATGCAGAGCGTCAACTTCACGAATTCTTTATGACTAACCTAAAGGGTAAGAATCACCGTACCCTATATATCCCACTACCACCAGACTCAGCCAACTCCAAGGTCGAATTCAACATGGATGCCGTCGAGGCGGGGACACAGGATTCTTCGTTCAACAAATACCGTGAAATGAACCGTGACGAAATCTTCATGGCTCACCGCACCCCTCCGATTAAGACCGGACTATCAACCAACGTCAACCTTGCCGCAGCCCGTGATGCTGATAAGACATTCAAAGAGCAGGTTTGCCAGCCTGAGCAGGACCGCCTAGAGAAGCGCGTCAATCTAATTATCGGTGAACTAACCAATGTGTTTAAGTTTAAACTTAATGAACTTAGCCTTACCGATTCTGAGACTCAGAGCAAGATTGACGAACGTGATGCTCGCAACCAACTAAAGACCATCAACGAAATTCGTGCTGGCAAGGGCCTACAGCCTCACCCAGAGGGAGATAAGTTCTTGGAACTAAAGCCACAGCAGGCCGCTGACGCCGCCAATAATGCTGCTGGCACAGATGCTCGGGCACGCGACCGGGCTAATAATGCTACCGACTCTGCATCGTCCTCAACAGGCCGTAACACGCAGGGTAGTGGTCGTAGCGCACAGTAATTTGCATTTTAATCGAACACAAGTTATATTTAGTCCAACATGGAAATCATTAAAAGTTCGTGGGCAGCCGACGCTGATCGGATTACATTTCAAGTCCCCTTCTCTAAGGTGGACGCTGAAAACCGTACCGTTTCTGGTTTTGCTACTCTAGACAATGTTGATCGCGTAGGAGATATCTGTACCGCAGAAGCCTCCACTCGCGCCTTTGAAAACTTCCGTGGCAATATCCGAGAAATGCACCAGCCAATTGCTGCTGGTCGCCTACTTGGATTTACCCAGAAGGACTTTTATGACTTTAACTCTGATATGACTTATAGAGGCATCTACGTAACTGTATATGTCTCTAAGGGCGCGCAGGACACCTGGGAAAAGGTGCTTGACGGAACCCTCTCTGGCTTCTCTATTGGTGGAAACATCACGGAGCAAGAAAACGTCTTTGACGCAGAAAACAACAGGACTATCAGAGTTATTCAAGAATATGACCTAGTTGAACTGAGTTTGGTAGATAGCCCTGCGAATAGCCTGGCGAATGTATTCTCTATCGTTAAGTCGGATACAGGAGAACTGATGTATAAAGGATTGGCAACCGAGACCCTTGTCTCTAACGTCTTTTACTGCACGTCAGACCAGATTGCCGTAGTCTCATCAGATTCCAGTCAAAGTTGTGCTTCATGTAATAAAGCCATGGAGAACATCGGATGGATTGAATCCACCGATACAGATAAGTCCGACGTTCTTAGGGATGTCGTACAGAAATATCTAAATCCTGAACCTGATACACAGGTAGAGGTAAACACCAACGAAGGAGGTATAGAAGTGAGCAAAGGTATTGCAACTTCTGTTGAAGAAGTCGAGCCAATTGAAAAAGCCGATGAAGTAGTTGAAGAAGCCGTTGTAGCCGAAGAGGTTGCAGAGGTCGCTGCCGATGAGGCCGTAGCCGATGAGGTCGAGAAGGCCGATGAAGGCTCCGAAGTTGAGGCTGTTGATTCACCTGTTGACTTTGTAAAACTATTCGATGATATGCGTGAGTTCGTCTCTGAGACGATCCTAAAGAGCGCAGAAGAGTCAAATACAAAGGTTGAGGGTATTCGCACCTCGGTCGAAGAATTCGTAAAGACTGTGCAGGCACAGTTTGCGGATCTAGGCACAAGCCACGCGGATCTAGCCAAGAGCGTAGAGTCTCTTTCAGAGAATCTAAATGCGGTCGAGGCGCGAGTAGAAGAGTTTAACTCATCTACCGCCGTGAAGAAGTCTTCTGAACTTGGCGGTTCAGAGGAAGTAGTAACAACAACAAAGAGTATTTGGGGCGGGCGCTTCCTCGGCGTAGATAGTCTCTAATACAAACAAAAAGAAAAGGTAGGTGAAATAAATCGTGTCAAATGAACTATTTGAAAAAGTAATCCGTACTACTGAGGTCGCTGCCGGTTCAGGTGGTCTGCTAAACGCAGAACAGTCCAACCGCTTCATCGACTACATGTGGGACGCAACCACACTAGCAACCGAGGGCCGTCAGGTCCGTATGCGCGCTAACACTCTAGACATTGACAAGGTTGGCGTAGGCCAGCGTCTTGCACGTCTCGCAACCGAGGCCGTGGACGATGGTGTCAACGCTGACGCAACCTTCACCAAGGTTTCCGTCACAACCAAGAAACTCCGTCTAGATTGGGAACTTTCTCGTGAGTCCCTAGAGGACAACATCGAGTTTGGTGACCTAGAGGACCACATCGCTCGTTTGATGGCTACTCAGTTCGGTAACGACATTGAGGATCTAGCAATCAACGGTGACACAACCCTCTCATCCGACCCCCTATTGAAGTCATTCGATGGATTCCGTAAGTTGGGTCTAGCAGGTGGTTACGTCAAGACTAACTCTGGTGCCACAATCACCAAGTCAGCACTTAACGTAATGATCAAGGCAATGCCTCGTAAGTACCTACAGCGTCGTGGCGATCTTCGCTTCTACACTGGATCTGGTGTCTCACAGGATTACCTGAACTCTCTTCTAGCCCTACCGGGTAACCCAGAAGAAGTAGTATCTGGTATTCTTCGTGGCCAGGGTACACTTTCTGGTAGCGCCGGTGCTGTAACTCCATTCGGATTCGGTATTCCGATCAAGGAAGTTCCACTATTCTCCGAGACCCTTACCGGCACCTACTCAGGTGCAACCGGTAACCACGGTTACGTAGAGTTGACCTTCCCACAGAACCGTATCTGGGGTATCAAGCGCGAAGTTCAGGTTATGTCTGAGTACAAGAACAAGAAGGATGCTGTCGAGTACACCGCTTACGTTCGCGTAGGTGTCCAGTACGAAAACACAGACGCCCTTGTTATTCTAAAGGACGTAAAGGTAGCCTGATCTACCTAACGCACATTAGCAGGGCCGGGGTTTGCGCCCCGGCCCTGCTGGCTTTACAAATGTACTATGCTATAATTTAGATGAGCCATAGGAGGCAGAGAATGTCATTAACAGATCTAGATGTAAAAAAATTGAAGGAAACGGCAGAATACTTCGGCGTTGACCTAGAAGGCGTGCGCGGTAAACTGAACATCGTCCAGAAGATTGAGGACGAGGGTATTGACTTCACCATGTACAAAGAATGGCAGGACCGCCTGGACGCTGAAAAGCCAGAGCCAGAGGTTCACGACAAAGGCCAGTTCACACCCGAGCCACCTAAGGCTGAGGGTCCACTAATTCTCCTAAGAATGGTCCGTGAAAACGGAGCATATGATACTTTCGGAGTAACATTCACACGAGAGCACCCATTCGTGGCCGTGCCCGAGGATGTCGCAAACTCCATTCTAGAGAACGAAGAAGGCTTCCGTATGGCCATGCAAAAGGAACTAGAGGACTTTTACTCGTGACTGACGGACCTTTCGAGGGCATAGATTTTGATATGGTAGAAATAAGTGGCAGACTTGAAAAGTTTGACGCTGAGTCTGGGAGACTGGTCGAGACTATCATCATCGAAAATGGAGAAATCACAGAAATTATCAAGGAGGAAGAATAATGGCATTGACTACCGCAGGGCGTGACTTCATGGTCGCATCAGCCCACGCAGCAGCAGCAACACCATTTAACAACACCAATACTTACATTGGTGTTGGTGACTCAGTAACAGCATTCTCAGCGGCACAAACTGACCTACAGGCAGCATCTAACAAACTGCGCAAGGTCATGGATGCTACCTACCCACAGGTAGCCTCTAACGTTGTGACCTACCGAGCAACATTTGCAACAACCGATGCAAACTATGCTTGGCAGGAGTGGGGCGTATTCAACGCCTCTGCTGCTGGAACAATGTTGAGCCGCAAGGTTGAGTCACTTGGTACAAAGACCTCAGCGCAAACTTGGGTCTTTACAGTAACACTAACAACAACCTGATAGATGCCTTCGGGCAATCCCTACTTTCTGTAGGTGGCCCTTCGGGGCCACCTACAAAGACTAATAGAAAAGGTGGAATAATGGGAATCTTGAAAACACAGGCGGCGACATTATGAGCCTTTACATTGCATCTGTTGATGCTATTGCCCTAGTCGCCGCTACCGCAAAGTCTGTACTAGAAATAGCAACCCCATCTACTGCGGATATCCGTATTGTGGAATGGTGGGTTGATTTCGATGGTGTCAGCGCATCAGCCGTACCGGTCAAGGTTGAAGTTGGCCGATTCTCTGCCGCTGTTACCACAGCAACAACTCTAACACCCGGTAAGTATACTAATACTGCTGCCCCGGCATCTGGAAATACAACTAAGCACTCGACTACCGCCGAGGGCGCGGGTACTGCATCAGATGTCATTATTAAGCGTATTAGCCCAACATCAGGCTTCCACTACGTAGCACCCCTTGGACGAGAACTCTATGTTCCAGTTTCAGGTTTCTGGCGTATGCGTTTGACCGCGCCTGCCGGTGTAAATGCGACCGTAGGCGTTATCTGGGAAGAGTGATCCTGAGTGGCTATCGCCCACGACGTTACAACAACTGCCACCGCGTATGTCGCCACCGGAACCCAGACCACGAGCCATGTTGCATCAGCATCGGCTCGTGGTGCTGTTGTGTTAATCGCACAGGCTGGTACTGCAACTGACGAGGTTTCTGGTGTAACGTATGGTGGAGCGGCCATGCAGCGTATCCGCTTTGACTCTGAGGCAACTGAGCCTGGTGCAGTATATATTTACTTCCTTGACAACATAGCCACAGGCACACAGAATGTAGCAATGACAACAACTGCTGCTACAGACAAGCAACTATCTGTTTCAACAATGACGGTAACCTCTGGTCAGGCAGTTGGCCTTATCGGAACTGGTAATACTGGAACAAGCACGTCTGCTGCTAACCCTGCCCTGACCCTTACTGGCTGTACAACAGGTGTTGCCCATATGGCGTATGAAGCAATCCATTCTGGATTACAGACTATGACCGCCACTCCGCAGACTACTCCCGCGTGGACACTGATTAGTAGCACCGACCTTGGTAATACTGGTAGAGGTTTTGCTCGCCTTACCGCAGTTAACAGCCCCGCTGGAACAACAATTACTGGTGGATGGATTGCGGCTACTGCAGACGACTATGTAATCTCCGGTGTAGCATTTATTGAGCAGGCTCCGCCTGTTGGTCGTTTTTGGCCAGCCAAAATTGTAGGAAATTCAGCCGCCGTTCAGCGCGCGAATAGTTGGTGATGATCTATGGCTAGAGTCGGAAGGTCGCAGCCATTACAGCCAAGGCGCTTAACGCCAGTAAAAGCAGGCCCACCAATTGTCAATTTGATGGGCAACAATACAGCCACTATTGAAAACAATATTGGTCAATGGGTAGCAGATACTCGTGTTAGTAGCATTGCTCGTATTACATCTGATTTCCAGCAGGGTACAGCAGCACTAGAAGTCACGGTAACGGGCGGTGGAGACGCATCGGTAAGGCCATCCCTAGTAACTGCTGCAACAGCATGTTCTCCTGGTACATATACCTTCCTGTGGTCACAAAAGCACCTCGCTGGTGGCTGGCTGACATCTTCCGCTATTCTTATCCAAATTGCTTTCTGGGATAGTGGCGGAACTAGCCTTGGAAACGTTAATAATGGATATGCTGTATCTTCTACTACTTCATGGAATGATTTTGCATATACATTCACAGCACCCGCTGGTGCTGCATTCATGGCACCATACGTTTGGCAGGCCGATGGAGCATCCAGCGTTTCAGGTGATAAATTCCGTATTGACCGTATGGGTCTTTTCGCCGGAACAGTTACTCCTACTCAGTGGGTAGCACCATCGACTGCCTTGACGCCCGAGCAATTCGGTGCTGTCGGAGATGGTGTTACCAATGACCAAGTAGCACTACAGGCTGCCCTTAATGCTCTAGATGCTGGAAGCACCCTAACCTGTAATGCAACATATGCTCACAATGCAGTATTGACTGTAAGCAATGACGGCGGAACCATTACGGGAACCGGAACCATCCTTGCTACAGCAGAGGCGACTAGCGAATTCTATATCAACGCAAACAACATTTCCGTGACTGGAAGTTTGAAATTCCAGATGCAATCAACCACAACAAGGTGGTCTGCGTATGAGCAGATGAAGGTGCGTATTGGTACTAAAACCGGAGTCAGCCTTAGTGGCTGTACTATTGAAGGTTCCGCTGCTGCTGGTATCTATATCATGGGAGATAACTTCTCCCTTACCAATGTAACCGTAAATAACACGCGCGCAGATGGTATCCACATGACTGAGGGTGCCAATCACGGAACAGTAACAAACTGTACAACATATAATACGGGCGATGATGGTATTTCCGTTGTGTCATACCAGACTGATGCAACATCATGTGATACTATTACAATTTCTGGTAGCCACGTTGATACATCAGCCGCCCGAGGCATTACTGTCGTTGGTGGAACAAACATTACTGTAACTAGTTCTGTGATTAGTAACACCCAGGCGGCGGGAGTATATGTAGCCTCAGAACCTTCATATACCTCACGCGCGGTAAATCTTGTTACGTTTGATGGAACCTCCATCACCAATGCGGCACTTAATACTACCTTAAATCACGGCGCAATTATGATCTACAATGGTCAGACTGGTGCTTATAGCGTTACCAATGTAGATATTAAGAACTTTACTGTAACTGGAACACCCACAGCGGTCATCGCAGATATTCGTATCCAGGCTGATACTACATCATGTGTTGTTTCTGGACTGACATTTACAAACATTGCTATTACTGGCGGTCCAACTCTGGGATTCCAGCAGAACAATGCTACCGGTTCGTATACCCTAACTAACGTAACAAAGAATGGTGTTCCAATCGGCGGAACACCTATTACTGGAACAGACTCCCTGGCTCTATCTGTATCAGATTCATCAGCAGTAACAGTTCAAGTATTAACAACTGACTCCCTCAGCCTTACCGTCGCAGATTCAAGTTCTTCCACATCTACGCTATCGAGGACTGACGCACTAACACTATCCGTATCAGAAACGTCATCCCTAACTGGTGCAGGCACCTTTACTCGTGTACAGACTGCCAGTGGAACTAATAGCACTCCATTCACAAGCATTACTGCTACTCTTGGTGCCGCTGCTACTGCTGGCAATATTATCGTCGCCGCACTAGCAATGGACAAGAGTGCTCCGAATGTTGTTGCTCCGGGTACTGGCTGGAACGTTATTCTAAATCAAACATCCACATCTGTATCAACATGGATCGGGTGGAAGATCGCGGCGGGCGGAGAGACAGGATTTACATTTACTCACGATACAGGAACAGATGCAGCAGGTGATGAATTATGGATTGCTGAATATAGTGACTCTAATACTGGAACATGGACGGCACTAGGAACAGCAACAAATCCAACAAATGAAACTACAACCCTAGCGGTATCTACCGGAACTACGGGAACAATCTCTAACATTGGTCTAGCCCTAGCATTCTTCTCTATTGATTCAAGTCAATCAAACACGGGAACACCAACCTATACAAATGGATTTACTGAGATTCTTGCCTTTGCGTCATCTGGACGTGGAGGACTTGCCGTTGCAGAACTAAAGGATCTTGCTGCATCATCTACGGCTGAGACTACTCAGACTCACACGGGCACGGCAGATCAGATGTCGGCAGCAATGCTGGTATTTGCTAAGGTCAGTAGCACTCCTATTAGTGCATCTGATAGTATAACTCTTACATTATCAGAAACTTCTAATGTAACAGTTCAGGTTTCTACTACCGACTCCCTCAGCCTTACCGTAGCAGATGTAAGTTCCTCGACATCTAACGTCAATACTACTGATGCCCTAAGTGTGTCCGTAGCAGATTCTTCTGCCGTCACCGCCCAATTCTCAACTACTGATGGATTGACACTATCTGTAGCAGATGCAAGCACATCACAGAGCACGCTGTCCCGCACAGATGCATTGACACTATCTGTGTCAGATGTCTCATCGTCTACATCAAATGTTAATACCACAGATTCCCTAACTCTTACTGTAACTGAGGGTACCTCCGCTGTTGCCAATCAGTTTACGACCACAGACGGATTAACCCTATCTGTTTCAGACGTAAGTTCCCTAGCAATCAACAATCCGCTATCGACAATAGATGCCCTCAGTTTCACGGTTACCGAGGGTGCGAGCCTGGTTACAGTACAGATTTCTACAACTGATGCGCTGTCACTAACCGTAACCGAGGGCACATCAGCAGTACAAAATCAATTCTCTAGCACAGATGGCCTCACCGTCGCTGTAAGCGACGTGAGCAGCCTAGCCATTTCAAATGCCCTGGCTACCACAGATAGCCTATCTATTTCAGTGGCGGAAACCTCAGCCGTCGCCGTGGCTATCACTACCACAGACGCCCTGACTCTGAGCGTTACAGATGTATCTGCGGTTACTGTCCCCATTTCAACTACTGACTCCCTAACGATTTCAGTGGTAGAATCCATCATTCCGGTAACAGTTGGTAATACATCATCAGGATCAACTCCTGGCGCAACATCAGTAACGGTATCTCATACTGTTGCCGCAGGCGAAACCCTCCTGGTTGTAGCAGTTGGTATTCCAGTCTCAGGCGTTCCTATTACCGGTGTCACATATGGTGGTACGACAATGGCATTCCTTGGAAATGCCTCGTCTGGCGCGAGCGGAACAGACCGACGTATTGAACTATGGTATATGATAAATCCTACCGTGGGTACTGCAAACATTGTTTCAACAATGACTGGTAATACTCAGATGGATGTTGTAGGTGTATCTCTTATTGGAGCAGATACAGTAAATCCATTTGGCACGGTCGGGTCTGATATAAACACCGCTGGTACATCATCTACTATTTCTGGTGTCTCAGGAGCATTCCTACTAAGTGGTATTGTTGGTAAGGCAACTCAGACAGCGGGAGGGTCACAGACCACTATTCGTTCTGTATCATCTACCATTTCTACATTTATGTCCATTACCTCGCAGACAACAGGGTCGCCATCATGGACCTGGACCGGATCGGGTGCTTATGCAGCAATTGCATACCCAGTCAATAAATTTGGTAGCGGAGTTGCCCCAATATCAGTTAACGCAACAGACGCTATATCTCTAACTGTTGCTGATACATCATCTGTTGTAGTAAATATAGTAACAACCGACTCCCTATCAATCTCAGTATCAGATGTATCCTCATCTACGTCAAATATTAATACCGTAGATGCGATTACACTATCCGTAGCCGATGTATCTGCTATTACAGTACCGATTACTACTGTAGATTCGTTGACACTATCTGTGAGCGATGTATCTACATCTACATCTAGCGTCAATACGACCGATGCCCTGAGCCTCACCGTATCTGATTCATCCTCATCTACATCAAGCGTTAATACGTCGGATGGTTTAAGCCTGACGGTAACGGAGGGCGCGGGAGTCATAACAATCGTGACCCTTGTCAACACAACTGATGCCCTATCAATTACTGCAACTGAGGGTGCTAGTGTAGTTACGGTGCAAGTATCTACAGCAGATGCACTAAGCATTTCCATATCTGATGTATCTGCCGTTACCGCACAGTTTGCTTCTACAGATGCACTAAGTATCTCTGTCGCAGATTCCTCTGCTGTCTCTGTGCCAATTTCTACAACAGATGCTCTGAGCCTGACTGTCGCTGAAACGAGTAACGTAAGTGCTGGAACAGGAACACCGTCTACAACCGATAGCCTAAGCCTAACAGTCGCCGAGGGAACCTCAATTGTTACAGTTCAGGTTAATACGACGGATGCGCTGACGCTATCCGTATCCGATGTATCTACATCTACAAGCACTCTGAGTCGCGTAGATTCGCTTACACTATCTGTTGCCGATGTATCAGCGGTGACAGTTCTAATTGTCGCTTCTGATAGCCTGACACTATCCGTGGCTGATGTATCTTCAAGTACATCAAATGTGGCAACGACGGACGGTCTATCTATCTCTGTAGCAGATAGCAGTTCTAGCAAGTCCACAATCTCTACGACAGATGCTCTAGGTGTATCTGTATCTGATGTTTCAGCGGTTACCGTCCCAATATCAACTACAGATGCCCTATCGCTGACTGTAGCCGATGTATCTTCCGTTGATACTGGATTTGTAAATAAGTCTGCAATTGATGGCCTGACCCTAACGGTTACCGAAGGAACAAGCACAACCGGAATTACGGTTGCTGCTTCTGATAGCCTTAGCCTTACCGTTTCCGATACATCGTCGTCAACCTCTACGCTATCTCGTTCAGATAGCCTAAGTATCGCTGTATCTGACAATAGCGCGGTTACCGTTCCGCTGGTTGCCAGCGACTCCCTTACTGTTTCAGTGGCGGATTCAAGCAGCCTAACCTCCGGGCCGGGAGTAAGCGATACCCTATCCCTAACCGTAACAGATGTATCCTCTCCAATAGGTATTTTCGTTGCAACAACAGATAACCCAAGCCTAAGCGTCAATGAAGCATCAAGCGTAACTGTTAACATTAGCACTAATGATGCGCTGTCGTTGACTGTAACTGAGGGTCGCCAGGTCACCGTGGCCCAGGCCGCAGCAGACTCTCTAACCCTATCTGTTGCAGATTCCTCATCTGTGCTGAATGTTACACAGATTAGCGCCTCCGACACGGTAACAATTTCAGTATCCGAGACTTCCGGAGTTGGGGTATTCGGACAGATTTCAAAGATGGCTTCCGACGCCCTATCAGTCGGAGTATCAGAGGTATCCAGCACCCTACAGGTTGACATTGGACAATCTGAAAAGTCCTTTGCATTCCGGGCTACATCTGATAAAATACTTGGAGAGAGAGTTACAGACGGAACGTCGTTTGGACAGGATTCCAGCGCCCCAGGGGTAATTTTTGGAAGTAGGAGCACACGAGTAATATGACAGAAATCTACAAGAATACGAGTCATTACGTATACTTTGATATTTACAACGCCTCAGCAACCGGCACGCCGACCGCTGTTCTAACACGCCCAGGGTCGGCAGATTCTCCGCTCTCTGTGACCCTTGTTGTCCCTACTCCTACAGGCGTAACCCAGAGTTGGAAAGCCTATATTCCTCTATCCGAAACAACCGTAGACGACCAAGTTACAGTTAATTGGGCTGCAACTGTGGGCGGTGAGTCAGCGGTCAAGGTTGACTATGTTGAAATTATTACCCCCTATATCAGCGCAGAGGAATTAGCCGCGCGCTATAATTGGTCTTTCACGCCCGGAGACGCAAACTATCGTGACCGTGAGGATGTAATCTCAGCAGAGCGAACTGCTCGTTATACGATTAATGCCTATACAAACAAATACTTCAACCCTATTGCCAAGCAGGTTACGGCCTATGGCCAAAATACTGACACGCTCGTACTAAGGGAGCCAATTATCTCAGTATCCAAACTTTATGAGAATGGTGCTCTGGTAATTGATGGTGTGAATACATCAGCCTTCGGGTGGGCGGTAGAGGTAACCGAGACTGGACAGGCCATCAGAATCATCGATCCAAACTTCACCGACCTTTCTGAATCAGAGAATCTTAGGGTGACCATCGGTGGCGGGGGAACATTTAAGCAAGGATTCCGCTATGTTATAGATGGAATTTTTGGATTTAACTACGTACCAACAGATATCGTAGATGCAACGTCAATGCTTGTCAACGACTACATGTGCCGTGATGCACTATGGCGTGCCCGCTATATCAACAAGGTTGAAATGCGTGACTGGAAGTTTACATACGAAAAGGAGGCATTCCGAGGAACCGGAAACCTGATTGTGGACAACCTTCTAAAGCGTTACCGCGACCTTGGTTTCTTTATTATATGATTTTCTCAGGATGCCTAGTTGGCGCTACCTATAACCACACAGCAGATATCTACAAAAAGACTCTGGTTCAAGACCCAACCTCATATGCAGTTGCAGACTCTTGGGCAAAAGATCATAGCATTACGTGCTATGCTCGCTCTATTCAGACTGATGCAGTATCCGATGCTGCATCTGGTAAAAAGGTAAACGATATTTATGCTGAGTATGAGTTTATCAAAATTATGACAGGCGAGAAGTTGAATCGTCGCCAGAGAATCACAAACATTCGTGGATCTAATGGCGTCCTTCTATGGTCAGAGTACGAGCGTGGCGAAGCCGCTACTGTATTTGAAGTTCAGGGTGTGACCTCAATCTCTGACCCATTTGGGGCGGTTATCGAATACGAAGTCCTTGCTAAGAGAGTACAGGTACAAAATGGCTAATAAGCCACAGGTTGCCGACTACCAAGGCTCTGTATCAGTACCACCAAGGCACAGAAGTATGGTTTCTATTCAGACTAATGCTCCCGTCGCAATCTCTGCCGCCCTCTATTATGAATTGATGGTCGCATATGAGTCTGCTACTGGAAAGCAGATGGAAAAATATCTTGATGCTGTTTGGAAGGTATTCGATAAGCAGATTGGTGAATATGTTGACCGCACAGCGACGATGGACCCATCAAAACTTCACCACGTCTATGAGTGGGGCGGGGTCGGCTTACCCGGCAAAAGACTGTTCAGGATCAAGCGTTCAAAGCAGACAGATCATGGATTCAAAGTGACATATAACTTTGTCAACTCTCGGACCAAAGTTCCCATCAACCCAATCCTAAAGACTCCCGGCCCAACCGGGAAGGTAGTAACTAAGACTGGTGTATTTCGCCGTAAAGCCTTCATCATGGAAGAGGGAACTAAGGTTACAATTCGTCCTACTGGCGATAACTACCTGGCAATCCCAACTGGAAAATTCCGTGGATACCGCAATAAGCGCGGAATTGCATTCTCTCGCGGCCCACTGACAATCCGTTTCCCTGGCGGTCGCGGAGTTAAGTTCGGCTTTGCCAGAACAATGAATTCATATTTCCAGTCTGGCCTAGCAACTAAGAGACTAAAGTCTAGCGGTGTCCTCGACCGCCCGATCAAGGTAATGAAGCGGGCCGGGGAAAGAATCCCTGTTACAATTACTCATGCAGGGTTCCATAGAACAATTTCAAAGACAGCCGTCGAGTCTATGGCAAAACAAGCAGTCCGGGCGGCTCAGTATGGGTGGTAACAATGGTTGACTATAAAGTAGATGCCTCACAAGACATAATCAAATTCATCTGGGATAAATTGCAGGCGGCTGGGGTAATGTCCCCTTCCGACTACCTGCTATCTAATGAAGGTATTACAGTAGTTCCCTTTGTCCCCGTACAGGAACTACCAGAGTTCTATAACCAGTTAGGTGATAAGCCCTACATCGTTTACACGACCTCATCGGTAGATGCCACAAATGACACCGACTGGTGGCGCTCACGCGACTCCATTCAGTTTATGATCTTCTGCCCAGATGTCAATAAAATTATCTCCATCAAGAACGTTATGGTTGATTTCTTGCGTAGGTTTGACGATTCAGCACAACTTATCAATAAAACTTCCGGCCTAAGTGGAAAGTACAATTTCCACTGTGTCTACGTGATGAAAACAGAGGTCAGCGGAGAGTCAACCGATGAGGGTGGGCGCTCTACCGGCGAGGTCATCATCGACTACACCTACGTCCGCTATCTGGATACTTCCGGTAACTTCGCATAATTTGCATTTTAATGTCTCTGGGTCTATAGTGGGATTTGAGGAAGTGCCTAGCCAGCAGAAAATTCACACAAAGATAAGGTAGGTGAAAGTTAGCAAATGGCAGGAGCACCATCAGTTCGTAATATCATCGTTGGAGCAGCATCAGCGTATCTCTCTGTAGCAACAAAGCAGGACGGTACAGCCGCAGCCGCACTACCAACATTCATCGCCAGCACCTCAGCCCGAGTGACCCTCGCATCTGACGTAAACTGGAATGATATTGGTTACACCACAGACGGTATTTCGACAATGTATGAACCAAACTACGGCGAAGCAGTAGTAGATCAACTACTAGACGCTGCTCGTCTATTCAAGACCTCCATGAAGGTTACCATTCAGACCTCGTTCTCCGAGGCAACACTGGCAAACCTTTTCATTACCATGAACCAGGCAACAGGTTACTCAGCATCAACTGATACTGACACAGTTCCCGTACAGGGCGCAACCGGTTCCGTTCAGGTACTAGGTGGAGCACTTGGCGATTACCCTGTTGAGCGTTCGCTAACATTCGTTGGCCCAGGTCCACGTCCAGTCTCAGGTAACTCTGAGCGTATTTACTACCTGGCTCGCGCAATGTCAATCGACTCATCAACACACGCTCTAAAGCGTGAGGATGTAACTGTATTCCCAGTTTCATTCCGTGTACTCCCACTAGCATCAACTTCGAACGCATACGGCAAGATCGTAGATCGCGGATTCTGAGTTTGGTTGTTACAGTCTGGGTCGGTCCTTCGGGACCGGCCCTTTCTGTTTGCGTCATATGGATTTCCAAGATATAATCTGACTAACAACCAAAGGAGATATAAATGGCTAAGACCGTATTCAACACAGAAGAAATTGAACTTCTAGACGGCTCGGTAGTTAAACTGCGCCCCCTAAACATTCGTAAGATGAAGGAATTCCAGACTAAGTTTGCAAAACTACAGTCTGAGGACAATACCGATGAAGCCAAGGCAATCGACGGGCTTCTCGACCTAGCCGTAATTTGTCTCCTAGGCCCAGCCCCAGAGTTGGCCGGGGACCGTGACAAACTAGAGGACACCCTTGACCTAGAGTCTATGTACAAGGTTATCGAAATCTCTACCGGAATTAAACTGAATGATCCAAATTTAATTCAAGCAGTAGCGGCGATGATGGAAGAGTAAGTTGGGATGATCTTGACCTCGCTGAATTAGAGGTCGAAGTTTTTAGTCAGACAGGTGCATGGAAATCATATGAAGAGTTGGAGGAATCACTTACAATACACGAACTCGTAGAGACTGCAAAGCATCTACGTAAGCAGGACAAGGAACTATTCCGCAAGATGGTTATGTCTGCCCACGGGCAAGACCCATTCCCAGAAGAGGATATAGTTGAATTGACTGTTGCAGATATTGCACGAAGGGCCACCGGCCAGGATTGGGGAGACGACGCGGTGAACGATATGAACGCGGTAATCTCAGATGACTTCGGCGTAAATGCATTCGGGTATGAAACAGAATAATGACAACAATTGTAGACATTGAATTTAAGGCTTCGGCCAACTTCCACGAAATTGCCAGTCAGGTAAACCGTGTGGAGGCATCCCTAAAAGCGATGAATGCAACCCTTCGTACTATCGATTCGAAGGAAGTTGTTGGCGTATTCAACAAGTTTGATCAGACTCTAGCATCTAGCGGACAGTATATCAATTCTGTCCACAAGATCACCGCCGCCGAGGCTACCTGGGGTAAGCAGATGGCCGAGAATAGACTTGGATTCAAGGCTTACAACCAGGAAATTCAGAACTTTGTTCGTCGCCGCGAGGGTATGATTAAGCAACTCGCCAAGCAGCAACTCGCACTCCAAAACTCCGTTGTTAAGCAAGTCGGTACTGATGCATCCGGTAAAAAGATAGTCAGTGTAAATACTCCAACTGGATATGATGCATCATCTGCTGCTGCGAAGCAGGCGCTTCACAACAAGGAAATGAAGATCTTCACCGAGGTTATCTCTAAGGCTTCCGGTAAGATCATCGATATGGGTAAGAACATTCAGTGGGCCGGTCGTCAGATGATGGTTGGTCTGACAATCCCTATCTCCCTATTTGGGGCGGCTGCTGGTAAGGCATTCCTTGATATGGATGCTGGCCTTGTCCGTCTACAGAAGGTATACGGAGACCTTAATGGTGTTTCTCCAACCGCAATTAAGGAACTTCGTCTAGAGGTTATCGCTCTGTCAAAGGAATTGGCCGGGGCTTATGGAACCTCCATGACTGATACAATCGCCCTTGCCGGTGACTTCGCGGCTACTGGCGCTACCGGAGTTCAACTTATCGATGAGACTCGTGCTGCAATTCGCCTTGCAACCCTGGGTGAAGTTGACCGCGCGGCTGCAATGCAGACAACCCTATCCCTTACCTCAGCATTCAAGGTTCCAACCAAGGAACTTACAAATTCCGTTAACTTCCTAAATGCTGTAGAAAACCAAACCTCTCTGACCCTACAGGATATGACCGAGGCAATTCCTCGCGCCGGTACAGTTGTCAAGGGTCTAGGTGGAGACTTTAAGGATCTAGCCCTTTACATGGTAGCCATGAAAGAGGGTGGCGTTAATGCTGCCCAGGGTGCTAACGCAATCAAGTCAGGTCTTATCTCTATCATCGCACCGACGAAGAAAGCCCGCGAATTCCTTAAAGGATTCGGAATCGATATCGAGGCCATTGTAAAGGGTAATGCTGGAAATATCACCGCAACCATTATGGCTTTGAAGAAAGACCTTGACGGACTTGATCCACTAAACCGCCAGTCTGCGCTAGCGCAACTGTTCGGTAAGTATCAGGTAGCCCGTATGACCGCCCTATTCAATAACATTGGAAAGGATGGAAGCCAGACTCAAAAGGTTATACAGTTGATGTCTGCTTCAAATAAGCAACTAGCCGCCGTCGCTGACCGAGAGTTGTCACAGATTACAGAGAGCGCATCTGGTAAGTGGAACCGCGCCCTGGAATCAATGAAGGTTACTCTAGCGAGCATCGGTGAATCATTCCTACAGGTTGGAACTATCGCCCTAAATGTCGCCAACTGGATGCTTAAAGCATTTGGTGGAATGCCGGATTGGCTAAAGAACTTCCTGACCTGGGGTGCGGTACTCGCAGCAGTCATCGGACCTATCGTTATGGTCGGCGGTGTTTTGCTTAACTTCTTCGGAACAATCGTTAAGGGTGGACTTATCCTTAATGCCCTGATCCAAAAAATTCGCGGAACCGGGGCCGCATACTCATACATCACCCCTGAAATGCAGGCAGCAGAAATGCTATCAAACAGCCTATCATCAAGTTTCTTTGATCAGGCAAAAGCAGTTTCAACCCTGACTAGTGCAATTGAGAAACTAGAGCAAAGTCTAGCAGAAATGGCTGGAACCGCACTCGGAGCCGGAAAGGAATTATCTGCTCTTGCCGTTGCAGAGAAGGAGTCCCTACTTGCAGCACAAACATCTGTGCCTGGACACCAGCCATATCAGTATGGTCACAGCATTCCACGCCAGGTCTATCGTGATACCAAATTGGGTGGCGGTCGATTCCAAGACCCAACCCTAAGGTATGGTCTTTCTATGGGTGCAGAGGGCGTCGAATCTAATAAGGACAAGCGCGCCGCGACATTCTATGGTGGGCCGGGTTCTGAGAACATGAAGAGATTCAACCCCAATGCAGCAATCAATAGTGCTGCGTCAATTGAGGCTTGGCAAATGACCCTTAATAGAGTTGGTAATGCAAAGGCTGCGGAACTACGCAAACTCTATGCAGAAATTGAAAAGGAAGTAGCAAAGAATGTTGGTAATCCAGCCGCCCAGGCGAAACTGCGTGATAGGTTTAAGACTGAGGCGCTAGCAATTGCTAATGGATTTACCTCTATCTTTGAGGGATACTTTACCGCTGCCCGAGATGGCCTTGCTAGTGAGGTGGCCCGAGTTAGTACATTGACCGAGGAACAGGTATTGGTCGAACTAAAGGCTAACGCTGGGACTCTTGAAATGTCATACAAACTTCTCATGGAACAGATCGATGCTGGCGTAATCACGGCCCGAGACCAACTTGTTGTTATGACAACATCAATTGAGGCTACTAACCGTATCAACGCCGAGAACGCTGCTGTCGCTTCCCGAGAGGGACGAAAGGCACCAGCACTAGTGTCTCCTGTTACTGGATCAAAGTCCAGTTCTGGAAAGGCTGGATTCACCGGAGCAGGAGTAGCACCCATACTTACAAACGAGAACCGTACAATCGACATGGAAGAGGCTACTGCCCGCGCGCACGTTGAGGCTGCAACAATTCGTGAAGAAATTGCTGCCGGTGAAGTCGCTGCTGCCAAGAAAGAATCTAAAAAGTCTAAGGGTCGTATGGCCGGTAAACTAGGCGGTGCTGCAATGGCGGCATCGATGATTCCAATGATGCTTCCAGATACAGGTAATACAGCCATAGACAGCGCATCCAATATTGCCGGTGGGGCCGGAATGGGTGCAATGGTTGGCTCCATGATTCCTGGCGTCGGAACTCTTATAGGAGCAATCGTCGGTGGTGCAATTCCTGCCGTAATGCAACTAATGGACAAGATGGGGGAGATGGGCCGGGTTACAGAAGCAGCATTCTCTCTGGGAGAAGATGCTGTTAGCCGATATGGGCTAACTCTAAGTAAGATTCAAGATGTTAACGTTGCAACATTTACCCAGGGAAATAAGGTTGTGCTTGACCAGATCAACCAAATTGCTGAGGCTATGAAGAACGCTGCCGATGGTAGTGCAGATAAGACCTTGCTTGATTTTATTAAGGGCGAGAGTGACGCTAGTTCAATTATGGGAACACTAAAGACCCGTGCTGCTGAACTAACAATCGCCGGTGTAAAGCCAGACGATGTTCGTAACCAGATTGCAGGTATCCTTACCGCCGCTGGAAAGAGCCAGTATATTCTTCCCGTGACGACAGAAATCAAACTTAATATGTCAACTGGAAAGGGTGCCCTACAGGATCAAATCAATGATGCGCTAACAAAGATCGATCCGAATGTCAGCAAGATTAAGGACAAACTTCACGAAATGTTCGGCGCTGACTGGAAGAATGCAGGAGAAGGACTAAATAGCCCAACCTCTCTATTCGCCCAGCGTCTAGGAAAAGAGTCAGAGTGGAATAGCCTGTATGAGACATTCTCTAAGATGTCCCCCGAAATGCAGCAGATGGTCACAGACAGTAATGCTCTGGGGGACGCCCTAGCAAAGCCTGTCGAACTACTAGCAAATGCAGCAGTAAACATGCCTACCGATCAATTCCTAGCAACCGCAGATAGCCTACAGGTCGGCGCGATTAGCGCCCACACCTTTGCTGATGCATTTGGTCAGATCCCCGGCGTAACAATTGATACTGCTAACGCAATGCAGACACTTGCAGATAAGGGCTGGACTACCCAGCAGATGCTACAAGCAATTGCCCTTGTCAATGCTGGCGTTATCTCAACATGGCAGGAAATGCAGGGTCTTGACCCCGTTCACCTAGCGGTCTACTATGATACATATAACGCAGAACAGACTATGCTAAAAAATACCGCCGATGCTGCCACCTCATACTTCTCGAAAAAGGCTGCTGGCGCACGCGCTGCTGGCCGAGCATCTACTAAAGCCAATAACTCTGGCGGCGGAGGCGGAAGTAATTCTGCTGGTAAGACTAAATCTGATGGTCTAGAAAAGCGTAAAAAGGCTGTTCAGGACTACTATGACACTGAAATCAAGAAAGTTAAGGATGCCGAAAAGGCTAAGGAAGATGCCGCAGCCAAAGAGAAAATACGCATTGAGCGTCAGAAGCGTGACCTTAACAGTCTTATCGATTACCGCACCGCGCTTGCATCCGGTGACTTTGCTGGCGCGGCCAAGATTAAGAACGAATATGACTCCAACAAAAAGCAAGACAAGGTTGACGATGACCTAAAGAAACAACAGAGTGCTACAGATGCCAAGATTGCACTTCTAGAAAAGGAGCGCGACGCTAAACTAGCCGCAATTCAAAAGGTTATCGACGCACAGAATGCAGCAAACTCTAAGGCTGCTGCTGGTGCTAGGTCAACTGGCGCGGCTGTATCTAATGCTGCCACTGTAGCAGCGGAGCAGGTCGCTAAAAAGTGGGAGGACTTGGGCGCGGCTATTTCTAAGATTATGGGAGACGTTACCCTAACCTGGGATCAGAAGATGGCAGCGATGGTATTGGCAGCCAAAAAGTCTGGCCTAGACCTATCATCTTCCATTGAGGCTTCCCTAAAGAGCATTAACTTCCCGAAGAACTTTGAGAATACTGGAACAGAAATTTTCAAGGTAATCAAGAAAGATATTGCCAATGCGCCATGGGGACTTGTTGGTAAGGTTGTAGAAGCAGCAATGTCCGGAGATAGCGCGCTACTTGCTAAGAAACTTGAAAACCTAAAGATCTGGATGACCGCTCCCTCGCAGGGTGCTGCTCGTGTATCTGCTGCAAACAAGGCAGCAAATATTCCTGGTAGTGCTACCGGTGGAATGATCCGTGGACCGGGTACAGGTACATCTGACGATATTCCTGCCTGGCTATCAAATGGAGAATATGTTATTAAGGCTTCTTCTGTAGCCAAGTACGGTCCTCACATGATGGATATGCTTAATGCAGGACGCTTTGCAAATGGTGGTCTGGCTATCGGAAAGGACGTGGCATACCACGCCCTAGGAAAGTCTATGTTCTACAATGCAGGCGGGCCGGTGAAATACTCAACTGGTGGTATGGCTAATTCTCCTGTACAATATGGAGATACAAAGGTTAATGTATATATCACCGAGCCAGGCGCGTCAAAGAGCGAGATTGTTGCGGCAGTACGTGAAGCAATGGCCTTTGACGCCAAGAAGAGAGGATACCAGCGATGATTCTACCACGCGATACAGTTATGTCTTGGAATGCCACAAGGGTTACCGAGCATAATAGAGGCCCCCTTACGATTACTCCTAATCGTATTGAGAAGTCTAGTCGAATGGCAGATGGAACTCTGCGCAAGAATGTAATTGCAACGAAGAACTCCTATTCCGTGTCATGGTCGCAGGTTCCCTCGCTCACAACAAAAACCATTGATGGTTTTATGGGCGGCAGAGATATCCTTGACTTCTATCGTACAACTACAGGTTCGTTCACCCTTGATCTTCGATATGACGATGCGGGAGGTACTACCATTACTAAAACTGTGGTCTTTTCATCACCACCAGCATATGAAATCACAGGCCGCTCAACGACGGGGTTCGATCTTATCAACGTCTCTATTGAAATGGAAGAGGTCTAATGCGCGGTAGTGCAGGAACAAAGACCTACCTAAAGCAGAATACAGTGGTTAGTATGAGTAACCGCTGCATTCTAGAACTTAATATGAATCGCTATGCAACCATTGGTGCTATCTCTGATAGCATTTATGGTAGCAATGCGTCGAGCGTTGCGTACTTCAAAAATAAGTACCCGCTAGAATCAGTCGTTCGTCCAGTTCGTCCCACGGCGGGAATTGTTCGCCCGCGCTTTATCAGAGTTACAGCACCAGTTCTGGGTACACCACCGGCCTATACGTGGCAGAGCCACGACTGGCTAAATAACTTTAATATGTCCGCTACCTATGATGCCGTAAATGATTGGTATACGATAAAGCCGCGCTACTATGCAGCCGGTCCTAACGATCAGTATAAATACTTCACATCATCAGTCAAGATGCCAACGGCACAGATTGACTATACATCTGCTGTCTGGGCTAACAAGGTAGTTATTGGATTCGAAAATACATTCGATTACCCAACAGCCTATACAATTCAGGCTAACATTGCTTCTGTCTGGACAACGCTGGCGACTACCCCTGCCATCAACGCAGATGGAACAGTGACACTCTATAGAGTATCAGGCTCATGGACAACAACAGCGCCAACCTCGCCAGCCCTGACTGACGCTATTCAGATTACAGGATTGCGTGTTGTCCCAACTGCCATGAATAATGCGAATGGCTACC